AAATAAAATCTAAGGAGAAAATCATTATGGACACAGAATTATATAACAAGCTTTCTACACTAACAGAATTCAAGGATTATTTAGATGACAAGAATTTAAAAGCAGTAGTTATTCGCATGACATTAGCACACTACAAAGGAACACCATACAAACGACCATATATTGCTAAGATTACACAAGATTTATTACTTGAAATGTTTGGTCGTAACATTCCAGTCGACCCACAAGCTGTTGGAAATTTAGATAAGAAGATCAATCAGTAGCCCTAGACCTCTCGGATAAAAAACAGACTAGTACAAATTATACCCACCGAGGTTCGTTCACACAACGCTGACAACAATTACCGATTTTTTTTGGAAAGGAGTCACACATATTATGGCACGAAAGAAAAATATTAATCGAGGAAACTCAAAAGTTAAAAACTCAACTCGAGCGAATAAACAAAACAAAGAGTTTAAAGCTATTACGGATCATTCTAAAGGCTCCGATATTGATAACAAGATAAAACTCAATGAAGGCCAAGAAAAGATATATGAGCGTCTTATAGGCACTATTAAAGCGCTCGAACTTGAAGATTTATTAATCGACGTAGATACAATCGCTCTACAACAAATTGCTTATTCACTTTATGCAATTAATCAATTTGAAAAAGACATCGGCGAAGATTTCGTTGTAAATGTAGATACTTACAAAGGTGTAGAACGAAAAGCTAATCCTTTGATTGCTGACCGACAAAAAGAAATTCGATTTGCTAATGAACAACTTGCAATGATTGGTTTAACACCACGAGAACGTCAAGAGATTATTGCTAAAAATGCAGATGGAGAAAGTTTTGCTGATTCAGACGCAGCTAAAAAAATTAAAGATATTTTGGAGGGCAAATAAATTGGTAGAAGATGCACTTAAAGAGCTATTAGTAAAACCCTCAAAATATGCTGACCCCGTAACTTATTTTGTCGAAGTTCCAAGCGAAATTCAAAAGATTCTGCCTTACAATTTGTATGTGCAAACTATTAAAAGTATGGCTATCGAAAAAAAGAAAAAGAAATTAGCGAGGAATATGCAATCCCTTGAAGCGATTTTATCAGAGGACAGTAAAATTTCTGATGAAGATTACATTAAATCTCATAAAGCTTATCAGTATGCAGTTGATGTTGTTACTGGCAAAGCAATCACTGGTAAATACATCAAGAAAGCTTGCGAGCAATTTTTAAAAGATGTTGACAATAATGATCACTATTTCTTGAACGTCGAAGAAATAAAACGTGTTACCAATATGACAAGGTTGATCAACATTGCTACTGGTCCAAGAGAAGGCGAAAGCGTCTACGATGCTCTTGCTGGATTTCAATGGTTTTTCATCATCAATGCTTTATGTTGGAAACACAAAGATAATCCTACAAAACGAAGATACGAAAAATCAGTTTTACTGATTAGCAGAAAAAATGGTAAATCTTTTTTGATAGCGATCTTATTTATTCTCTTGATGTTGATTGAGCCAGACTATTCAGAGTTCTATTCAGTTGCACCCGACAGAGAATTATCATCAATCGTTAAGAAGGAACTTTCACAGACAATTGATAAATCGCCTTTCATCGCTAATCACTTCAAACTAACACGAGATGAGATTCGTTGCTTACTAACAAAATCTAAATTTACTGCTTTAGCTTGTTCAGAGAACAGACTTGATGGACGCAAGGCTACGGCGTATGTTGCAGATGAGGTAGGGGCATTAAGAAACGATTATCCTATTGAAGCTATGCAATCGTCACAAATGAATATGATCAATCGTACAGGTATCTTAATTTCTACAGCCTATGAGTCGTTCCACAATCCTATGATTAATGAGGTTGAATATGCAGAGAAAGTTTTAGATAAAACAATCAATGACGAAACTTTATTTGCTTTACTCTACAAACCCGATAATCCGAAAGATTGGACTGAAGATGTAGCTCTATTACAAGCTAATCCATTAGCTGAAGAATTGCCCGACAACCTTGACTATCTAAAAGAGCAACGTAAAAAAGCAATCGAGATTCCTTCTAAGAAGAAAAATTTTATGACTAAGCACATGAATATTTTTGTAGATGGTGCTGACGCAGAAGTGTTCATCGCCACAGAAGATTTAGTAAAAGGCAGAATTGATCACTATGATTGGCAAGGTAAAGAAGTATTTGTTGGTGTCGATTTAGCCATGACTACTGATAACACAGCTATTACAATGTCAACGTATGATGAAGATCTACAAAAATATGTTGCAAAATCGTGGGCATTTTACCCTGCTGATAGGGAATCTGAAAAGTCACGCATAGAACGTCTAAATTATAAATTTATGACTGAAAAAGGTTACGCTTTTGCTTGTGGTGACAGTGTAATAAGCTACAAGTTCGTAGAAGATTTCGTACTTTCTCTTGAAGAAAAATACGGAGTTCGTATTAAGTCAATTGGCTACGATAAATGGCAAGCTTTAAGTAGTGTCGACAGATGGAGTGAGGCTGGCTATAAATGTATCGAAGTTAGACAACATTCAAGTGTTCTTCACGTTGCGACTAAACTTTTAAAAGAAGAAATTCTAAAAGGCAATTTCTTATATGAAGCCAACCCTCTACTAGAGATCAACTTTTCAAATGCTCGAGAAGTCTATGACACTAACTTAAATACTTACGTCAATAAGAAAAAATCTACTGGCAAAATCGACATGGTGGCAGCACTAATTAATACGATGTACTTACATGATGTTGAAATGGCTAAAAAACGCCGACCACGAAAGAAGGCTCGTACTATTGGCTAATTATCGTATTTGTAGTCATTGTTTAGAAGAATATAAGTACGGGACAAAATGTTCGTGCCAATCGAAACTAAACAATGCTAAATCAAAGCATTACTATGAAAACAACAAAGAAGAAATGATCTTTCTAAATAGTCCACAATGGAAACGAAAAAGAAAGGTCATTCTTAAAAGAGATAAATACATCTGTCAAAGATGCTTGTATAAATTTAATCTAATCAATTATCAGAACTTACAAGTGCATCACATCAAATCTCGTAAAGATTATCCAGAACTTAGGCTGAACGATGAAAACCTGATCACCGTTTGTAAGACTTGTAACCTCGAATTAGGTACATCAAACAAGCTCGACTTCGAAAGAATGTGATTTATCTCGCTCTAGCTCTAGCAATATTAAAAGTTGTGGCCACATTAAATGCGATCGCAACTCTAATATTGGCATGGAAATTAAAAAAGAATGATCCTCCTTCATAGGAGGATTTATTTTTTTTTGCTTGCAAGTTCTCGTAATTCTTTATTATGAGAGTATGCTCAGAGGTCATATAATGCGTTCTAAGCGTCCTTTGAATATACAATGAGTATTTTATCAAGAAATCACTTAAAAGCCCTCATAGAGCATTTAAATACCTAATTTTGCATTGATTTCTTTTCTTTTGGCTTCAAAGTATTCTGCGTCATGTTCATTTTGCTTTGTTTGTACATCTTCGAAATTTTTATGATCACCATTCTTGAACCACTCAGGAAGGCCTTTCTCGACTTGTTGCTGTTTCATAGCTAACTCTTTTGCTTTAATACTGTCATTAAATTTTTTAGCACTCTTAGCGACATATGCAATAGCATTTTTAATGCGTCCATCTGATTTGGCTTTGCTATAAATCTGTGTAAACCAATCATCATTAATATTAGGGTATTGAGCTTTTATGGCATTTAATCTCGATTCTTCAAGGTCAACAAGATTTGTCGGTAATTGATCATCTATATTGATTTCAGATGAAGTTAAAACAGTGTTAACGTTGCAACTCTCATCATCAACTTTAGTTGATGTTTTTTTATTAATTGCTTTTTTATTATTAGATGTACTTTTAGTGCTGTACCGAGGGTACAACGGTAAATTATCATTTTTTGTACCGTTGCACTTAGAGTACAACAGAGATAAATCATCATAGCAACATGATACTCGAACAAATTTAAAGCCTTGATTAATAGCTTCATCGATGTACTGTTTAATAGATTCTTTATCAAATGGGAAGTCTGAAATTAGATGCATATAAGATATTTTTCCTTCGTATCTAAACTCGACAGAAACCCAGTATCCTTTTTTAGTCAGCTCTCGAATAGCAGCGTCTACATTTTTTCTAGAAAATTTATTATAGAGGGCACTTTTATATAAGACGAATTCTTCTGACATACTTAGGCAATATGCCAGAACGCCGATACTTCTTAAATCTGATAATTCGTTTTGAATAGGTTGGGAATTAATAGTTGTGAAACGATCTTTTCGATAGACTTTCACAATTCCTGGAAGGTTAGTTGATTTTTGTGGCATGATAATTTCTCCATTTCGAATATAGTTATTGAAATAGAAAAGCTCCTCATGTATAATGTGGGTATATGGTTATACGTGATTAAGCTACGACGAGGTGTTCCACCACCTATGACTCGTAGCTTTTTCTATTTCATGAGAATAATTATATACCAAATAATACAAAAAGAGAAACTACCATAAAATAGTAGTCTCTCTCACTATTAAAAGTATTTATAATTCGAAATGACAATGCCTTCTTCGAGAGATAATCCGATATGATCAAACCCTTGGCTCAACTCCCACAAATCGACCCGAAAATCAAAATGCTCTTTAGCTAGTTTATCCATTCCGTTTTCTATAAATTCACTTATTCTCACAATATTGTCTACATCTTCTTTTTTAAATACGACATATTCCATGTTGATCAACTCCTAATGTTTGTGTGATCTATTTATATCGAGAAGATTTTAAAATGGAAACCATCTACGCAATAATAGGCTCACCAAATTGTTGAACGAAATCATCATAGTAATACATACGAAGTTTATTTAGATCAGGCCTCTTTTTAAAAGGTTTAGGATTTCTATTTTTTAATTGATTTGTGAAATAATTACTGCATGAGCCAAAATTGCAATCTAATAGTTCTGATACCCACTTAGTGCACTCTTTTCTAGTTGTATAAACTGATAATACTTCGTTTGTATTTGTCTGATATAGAACAACTTTTTTAGCTTTTCCGCTGTTTTCGCTCATTTTTTGACGTGTCTCCTCACTATGGTGATTACCTTTGTGTGATTCACTCAATTTACGTTTATGATCTTCACTAAGTTTTTTACCTTTCCAAAATTTTATATTGTTCTCTCTCATTTTTTTCTTTGTTTCTTCTGTATGATGATTGCCTTTATTAATCTCACTTAATTTATGCTTCGTTTCATCACTTAATTTTTTACCTTTATGTGCTTCACTCAATTTTCGTTTATGATCATCAGAAAGTTTTTTACCTTTCAACGACTCACTTAATTTTTCCCTAATTTCCATCATTTCTTCTTCTGATTTTCCAGCAAAGCAACTTCCACCATGTTGTGACCCTGACTTAATATTGTACCATTTCTTACTTGTCGCAATGCAATAGCCAAAGAACTCATTGATGTACATCGTTTCCAAGTCGTCTAATTTCTCTTGATTATGAGCGACGTCAATAATTATTCGTTCAAAATTTTCTTCACCATATTTTTTAATAGCCTTCACAATCAAAATTCCACTACCTAAATAATTCTTTTTCCATGCTGTGTGTTGACCCAGATACAATGTGCCATTCAATTTATTTCTCGTCACGTAGATGAACCCATAACATTTTCCGTTTATTTCATCAAAATCGTATGTTTGTAATTCTTTACCTTCTATTGTTACCATCATTTTCATCTCCTAATATTTTCCATTTACAATATTTATATCTCGACTCTCGGAAAACGTAAACCAAATTCAAAATAATCATTTAAACTTGTTTTAAGGCCATTTAACGATTTCATGAGTATTTCTATGTAAATAAAATAAAAAAGCCCATACGGCGTTCGTATGGACCTCATATTATATAAATTTAGCTGTATACTTTCTTAAATCTTTTGAACGTGTCTCAACTGGTTCTTTACCTTGTGCCATATAAACGAGATATTTATTGAATTGGTATCTCGTGGCTTTCACGCCGATACTTCTTAAATAGCGGTATCCATTCACTATGGAGTCAAATTCTATCTCTTCGCCAGTCTGTTTGTTTTTTATAGCGAATGATTTTTTTCTAGCACTATTCTCGCTTAATTTCTGTCTTGTTTCATCTGAAAAAACTTGTCTTTGTCTTGCTTCACGAATCTTACGCTTTGTTTCCTCTGAAAATTTCCTACCAATTTGTCGTTGCGTCTCATTTCTTTTTTTGTTCGCTTGGATAATGTAATTTATTGTCATATTAAATTTCCTCCACTTTCGTAAAAATCCAACAACGTTGTTGCTTTCCGCCCAATGTTTTTTTCTCAGCAGTAATTGAATAATTAATTTCATTTTCATCAAAAATCTTTTGAAGGCTTGTAACTCGGCTAGGTTTTTTCGCTCGTTTAGTGATCACTCGAATAGACTCTAATACTTCTGAAAAGTTAGAATTAGGAATAATAACTTCTTCACTATCAGAGAATAGTTCTTCGATAAAATCTTGTAAGTTTCCTTTAATATCAGTTAGATCTTTTTCTTTGTCGAGTTTCTTTAAATATTTTTTATTCACTCGTGTTAAATCAAATGAAATATTTGTGTTAGGAAAATACTTTTTCAGCTCATTTATGAACGTCTCTAAATTAGCAATATCTTTTAGCTCTTGAACTTTATAGCTCAAAATATCTTTCGCTGTTTGGTTGATTGTTAAATCTTTCGTTTCAGGGTCAACATAGACGTGCATTGGTAGCTTTTTCTTACTATTCATTAATCGACGATATTCATTTCTTGATTCTTCTGATTCGGCCCAATTTGTGTGAGTCCATAAAATTTCTTGTTGCTGCTCAATAAATTGATTTGAAGAAAGTTTGATCAAAAGTGTAAACTTCAAATTTTTATCATCGAATTTTTCAGAATCTCTTAATCGTGAAACTGATTGAACAATTTGTTCGGGTGAATGAATTCCAGTAATAATAACTAGAGCGTCAGAATCACGAACAATACTAAATCCAGTGTCTAAAACTTTTGTTGTGCCTAACCAGTCAACGTCCATTTTGCCAGTCTGAACAAGGTGTTCTAAAAAATCTTCATTCACATTATCGTTGAATCCTCGATTTGATTCGCTCATAATAATTTCTGCGTCATATCCAAGTTCACTAATACGAGATTTAGTTTTGATCAGACCTTGAATTTTATTTTCAAATTCTAAAATTTTTGATGTCTTAATAAATTCTTCTCGAATGTCATCGACTTGTTTCTCTGTATCGACAACTAAAATATTTTGTAACGAATTATGATTATAATTTGGTTGTCTTACAATATTCATAGGTCGACTATTAAATTTTGTATTTGATTTTTCTTTAATTGATAAGAATGATTTTGGTGTGCCACTTAAATAAACTTTTTTGGCTTTATGAGATTCAATCCATTCATAAGAATGAACAGTATTCTCGTTAAAATTTAGATCTTCTGAAAAGTATTGAACTTCATCACAAATAATTAAATCTGCATTTTCTAAAGCTAATTGTTTTCTACTCGGTTTAAATTTAGACGAATCTTTAGAGTTGATATACTTTTCTACAAACTGATAAGACACAACTTCAATATCTTTTTTTAGTCGTTCATCAACTTTCTTTAATAATTGGTCTTGAACTAATCGACGTGGTGCAAGATAAACAATTTTCATTCCTAAATTTTGAGCGACAATAGATAATTTATTTAAAACGAAATAAGATTTGCCCGCACCAGTTTCTGCGAATACAGCTACATCTGTATCGTCTTTAAACCAACTTCTAATTTGATTTACTGAAAATTCCTTACATAATTTAATTTCTTCCTCCGCTGATTCTTCAGCTACAATATTTAGTAATGTTCTCATAATAAATTTCCTCCAATATAATTAGTTGCAATCTTCTGATAATTTACGTCATATCGTGATTACAAAAATATTATATCTGGACGAATAAGAAACGTAACCTAAATGGATAAAAAAAGCCATTTATAATTGAATAAGCCACTTAAGTGCAAAAATTTTAAACTTATTATATATTTATTTTTTTGGTCATTAAGTGGATAACTTAAATTATAACTAGCCACTTATGATCACTTTTTTTAAACTTATAATATATTTAAAATTTATGATCACAAGTGGATAATCAAATAAAACTATGATGAACTTTACGCAGTAAAGTGAAATCATAATGTGAGCGTTAGCGAAACATTCTTTATAGATCTTCATCTTGCAAGCAAGATTTCGATTAAGCTTCGATTTGTAAACAAATCTCGCTTTAATTTTATTCTTGTCATATTATATATATCTTATATAAGGAAACTCGTCCGAAACGTTGGTATATATAGGTTTCTAACGATTTCTTGGTAAGTTTTTTTGCAAGTAATAATTTTTGTACCAAAAAAAAGCATCTTCCCTAATTAAGAAGATTGCATTTTTTAATACAATTTTATAGTACAATATTACCATCATCTTTTACTTAACATTCTTTAAGATATATATATGTTAAATTTCGTGTGATCATACTTTTCAATCAGTACCAGTTCGTGTCCTACACTAAAATAGATCATACATATTAATAGCGGACATATGTTGGTACCATTCATATGAAGCATTTAAGCTCGTTTTAAGGCCATATAATAATTGATGATGAAATACATTACATATAAATAAAAAGGCCATACAAACGTGTTGTATGACCTCCATATGAGTATATATAAAATCTTTTATGCAATAAATTATCGAACCACTACTGAATATCCTACACCTGTATATTTAGAGTTCTTAGGACGAGTATTTTTACCTGATTTACCATCGATATAAATTTTCTCACCTGTTTTATAGCTGCGATTAATCCAACCTGCATTACAAATATTATTTTCAATTGCATATTTCACAACATTAAGTTTTACAGCTGAAGTATAAACTTCTTCATCTTTTTCATTTAATAGAACAAATTCAGGTTTCTTAGGTTGATCATCTGTCTTTTCAGCCTTGCTAGAGAAATCTAATCCTTTTTCATTTGCTAGTCGTTTGCCCTGTTCAATTGCAACTGATACATCTTTATATGAACGACTTTCATTCATTATCCCATATCCATCTTCTGAAACGATTGCTACAGCAAATTTATTGTCGCTCGTTTCCTTTACAGTAACAATTTTTTCTGGCTCTGAAACTTCTTCACGATTTTTGTACTCTGTTAAAATATTTTCAATAAGCAGTCGTTTTGGATTTTTATGACGGCCAGGAATATTAAGTTCGGCGCTGATTTCTCGTAATTCGGCACATTTCATTTCATTTAATTCTGATTCAGTATATATTTTCATTTTTCATCGTCTCCTAAAATTTGGTAATTATTTCTTGTTGTGTCTATTATATACACGGCTCCGAACAATCGTACATAAAAAATAGTGCAAAATACCTAAAAAATTTGCGTAAATACGTTTCAAAAGTGCGTGTTCGCATATAATATATTATGTAATAGTGGTGTACCAAAAAGAACTGCAATTCTTTGATTACGATCACTTAAAAACGAACGTGAAACACTATTACACCTTCCAGTATAGTTATGTGGCACGAATTCCCGGTGGATTTAAGCGAGTTCGATTCTCGCTATTCGTATAAATCATTAATTTTAATGGTTCTTTGTTTTTGGCATAATTTAGGAATTTCTTTCAGTGGTAGAGTTCACTCTACCAAATACATATAAATAAAATATAAGGAAGTGATCAGTATTTTAGAATTAGTAGAAGTAAAAAATTATTTGCGTGTTGATATTTCAGAAGATGACGAGATTCTTCAAAAGATGATCACATCATCACAATCCTACATTGAAAACTTTTTAAATAAAAAGTACGCAGAGTTCACTATCATTCCACCAGAATTTGATATGGCTCAACTATCATTAATTGCGTACTGGTATGAGAATCGAACAATCCAATCTGAAAAAGCAACCTTGCTTGAATTCGGTAATATGTTTCGAGCAGTTATCTCACCGTACCGAGTAAAACGTTTAGGTGGTGGACTATGAAGATAAGCGATCTAAATGAACGATGCTCTTTTATTGGAGTAGTCTTAGAAAAAACTCCATTCGGTGAAACGAAGAAAGTTGAAAAAGTTTTATTTTCTTGTTGGTGTTCAGTACGAGAACAATTAGTTACAGAGGTATCTAAAACAATCGGCACAGTCTATGAAGATACAATTTCTATTGGGATTAGACAAGTGCTTGCTAAAAAGATTGAAGCAACAATGAAAGTTGAATTAGACGGAGAAAGATATGAAATTAAAAAAGTTTCTCCCGACAGAAAAAATAAAGAATTAGCAATAGTCTACATTAAAAAAGTAGCTTAGAAAGGAGAATAACAAATTGGGATTTTTTAAAGACACCCGAGATAAATTTCTAGGTCGAAAAGAATTAGACGAATTCATTGAAGATGAACGAGAAAAAACAGCAAAGACCACAGCAGAAATTATTTCAGAAGTTAGAAAAAACCGCCGCCCTATTTTATTGCAAAGCAGAGAATACAAGAGTGATATTACTCGAGAAGATGTACTTGGTATTCCAGTCGCATATTCTGCATTGAAAATTATCAGCCGAACAGTTTCTCAGCTTGATATTAAATTGAAAGACAAAGACGGTAATGAGGTGCCAAATAACAATTGGGTAAAAGCTCTATCTTATGCGCCTAACAGATTCGCTACAAGTGATGAACTTATTCAGAAAGCTGTTATTGATTATCTGCTTTATGGTGACGCATTTATTTACAAGAAAGGTAAAGAATTATCTTTTATCCCTTCTAATCAAATGAAGATCTACCCGATTAGTTATGATGGCGTAACAATTGCAGATGCTAGATACGTCTACGAAATTCCATCAAAAGATCAAAACGCTCCAAGTCGTACAGTTTCTTTCAACTACAATGAAATTTTAAAAATTTCTAGTGGTAGCCGAGGAATTATAAACGACTTAGAAAAGTCACTTCGACGAGCGCAAGCAGAATTAGATTTTTCAGTTGCACTACTTAAAAACGCAGCAATGCCTACATCAGTTGTAACATCAGACGATGATCTAAATGATGATTCTCTTAATGAATTACAGAATTCATTTGAAACAATCTATCGAGGCCCAGAAAACGCTGGTAAGACAATTATCTGGACTGGTGGATTAAAAATCGAACGATTATCAATGAGTCCAAATGAATTGCAACTCGTTGATATTAAAAAAGATATTATCGCTGATATTTGTCGAATTCTTAATATGCCACAATCGTTAGTAGATTCAGATGTAACAAAGTATCGAAATAATATTGAAGCACGACAATTTTATATTCAGTCTGCAATCGTTCCTATTCTTTCTGACTTTGAATCTGCTTTTAATCTTTCATTGTTAACAGACAAAGAACGAGCAAAAGGATATTACTTCGAGTTCGATACTTCAAGTTATTTACGAATGAATGACAAAGAGCAATCTGAAATCGCTGTGAAATTATTTGATTCAAACATTATCAGTCAAGATGAAGCACGTAAGATTGTTGGTTTACAACCTGATACCAACGAAAAATCTACTCACGTAACTCCGTCTGAAAATTCCGAAAATTTAGAAAAGGAGATCGATACTAATGGAGAATGAAGAAAAACAAACTCCCGATAAAGTAGAAGAAGAAACGCCTTCTACCGAATCAGTCCAAAATAAAATCACTGGCATTATTAATAAAGCCGAATCGCAAAGTCGAGAAATGAAATTTAAAGATACAAATAAAACTTTCATTGAACGATTTGCTGTAGGTGTATTTAAAGACGCTATTGAAAGAGCAGCGAAAAATAATGAACCAATCCGATTGCTATACAATCACAATCCATCAAAAGAGGTCGCTTCAACAGAAGATGAATCACTTAAATTAAGTTCAGATGAAAACGGAGTAACATCATTTGAAGCTTTATTGAAAGATGATGAAGCAAGTAGGGCAATCTATCAAATGGTTAAATCGGCTGTCACTGATAAAATGTCGCCGGGATTTATTGTTCTCGATGATGAATGGACTAAAGAAAACGGTAAAAATGTTCGTACTATCAAAAAGATTAAATTTGTTGAAGCAAGTATTGTGGATCAACCCGCATATGAAGATACAGAAGTAGTCGCAGAAGAACGATCAATCATTCAAATCGAAGGTTTAGAAATTCGATCGTCATTCACAAATCAAACAAATGTGGTAGAACCACAAAATAAAAAAGAAGAGGTAACTAAAACTATGGATATTACACAAGTCACAGAAATCAATCAAGTAGAAACACGCTCATTAGGTGAACGAATCGATGAAGCTATCGAAACTCGAGCATTATCAAAATCTGTTGCCGGCGTTCAAATCGATTCAGTAGTCGCAAAAGATATTGTCGTTGTAAAAGAAGATTTAGCAGGTCTAGTTGATAACGTTGAAATCATTCATTCTACATCTGGTAACGCTAACATCGTGAGAGAAGAATCATTCCCAGAAGCGCAAACGCTCGAAGAAATGGTAGTCGGTACTTTTGCTGATCCAACATTCACTGACATTACTGTTAGCGCAAAAGAGATCGTCAATAACGTATCTATCGGTAAAGCACGCTTAACTGATAATGCCGCAAAAGCAAATCTCGGTTCTTATCTTGCTGACCGTTCTCAACTCAAAGTTCGTAAAGAATTAGAGAAACAAATCTTTACAGGTAACGATACAGGCGCTGGCTTCAAAGGTATTTTGAATGATCCTGATGTTAAAGCATTTGAAGTCACTGAAGTATTATCATCTGAAACGACTGGTGATATTATTTTAGATATGATCTTAGATTTAGATACTGAAGCACAAGAGAACGCTGTAGTATTAGTAAACCGATTCGCATTAAATAACTTATGCAAAATCCGTTTAGCTAATGGCCAATACCTATTACAAGGTGCAGAAGTAAACGGTAAGTTCCAACGTACTATTCATGGTGTTCCAATTCGTTTAACTGCTGTATTACCAAATGATCACCCTATCGTAGTCGGCGACCCTAAAGCATACGCATTATTACTTCGTGAAGATGCAGAGCAAACTCTTGTTGATAAAGATACAGCGTCAATGGAGAAACGCCAAGCAACACTATACACTACTCTATATGCCGGCGGTGCGGTACAACGTCCATCAGGATTCAAATACGTTAAGGTTACTACAGCTGCGTAGTAATACCAAGTAATAGCATAAGATAAGTAAGATATTAGAGATTGATTCGTCAATCTCTTTATACATATAAACATT